AAATGCTAAATTAGCTCAACAACAATTACGAGAGTCGTATGAAAGAGGTGAATTTACTCTTGGTGTATACACAGAAGCAAACGAAAGATTAAATAGTATTTTAGGTATTACAGCAGCAAGCACAAATGATGTTGCTGAAGCAAACAAACGATTACAAGAATCAATACAAAAAATAAATGAATCTACTGAAGACAGAATACAAAAAGCAAAAGACTCTGCCGAACTTGACGGCTTGCGTGGTATTCAAAGAGAACTTAGAGAAATTGAACTTAATGAAAACCGCATAGCAGCAGCAGCTAAAAGGCGTTTAACACAACAAGCAGCAGACGCAGGTATATCAGTAAACGCTGCTGATTTAGCTGCTATAGATCAAGCTTCAAGAAATGCTATTGAAATACAACAAGAACTTGCACAACAAACTTATGATAATCAAAGAAGTTTTGCAACAGGTTGGAAAAATGCATTTGAGGAATACGAAGAAGCTGCTACCGATAGTGCTAAACTAGCAGGAGATATATTCAATAGATTTTCAAAAGGCATGGAAGATAGTATTGTAGATTTTGCTAAAACAGGCAAGTTTGAAATGAAAGATTTTTTAGCAGACATTGCTGAAATGATATTAAGAGCAGGTATACAAAGACTTATTGCACAAGCGTTTGGTCTTGGCAGTGGAGGCAGTTCAATGCCATTTGCTGGAGGATTTGCAAACGGAGGAACAATACCAAGTGGACAGTTTGGTTTGGTTGGCGAAAACGGACCTGAACTTATAAGCGGCCCTGCTAATATAACTCCAATAATGAGTGGCGGCACAACAACTGTTAACTATAATATTAATGCAGTAGATGCACCAAGTTTTCAAAATCTAGTAGCAAGAGATCCAAAGTTTATATTTGCAGTAACAGAAAAAGGTAGACAATCTGTTCCACAGACAAGAAGGTAATAAAAAATGACAACAGCATATCAAGAAGTATTAGACAGAGCCACAACAATAAGCATTAACAAAAGAAAATCTGTTGCACAAACTGTGGCTAGAAACGGAACAGTCAGAAGTACTAGTTTAGGCAGCGGAGGTTGGCAGTTTGAAGTACAACTTCCTTCAGGGCCTAAATGGTCAGAATATAGACCATTAGTAGAAAAAATGGAAGCATTAGATAAAGTAACACAAGCAACTATACAAATTAATGCCTCCGGACAAAGTTATATTGTAGGATATCAAGGCGATTTTGCTGCACCAAACACTGTACAAGTAACATACAGTAGTGGCAATACTTTAACTATTTCAAGCAATCCAGAAGTACTAACCAGCGGTGAATACAAGTTCAAAGCAGGCGATGTTATTAAGTTAGGAACAACAGGCCATGTTTATAGTGTTACAGACGATGTAGCACATGATAGCAACACAATAACAGTTCACAGACCAGTATTAGAAGCTGCAGGCACTTATACATTAAGCACAGGAACTAGTGTGTCTTGGGATGTTGTTTGCGTAAACTTCCCATCTTGGACTATATTTGGATATGATCAAATAAGTTGGAGCGGCCCGTTTATTTTTGCGGAGGCGTTGTAATGGTAGTTGATTTAAGTTCAACAAAACATATTCAAAATAATACCTTTGTTAGAATCGAAGTACCAGATTACGATACACTAAGATTCAGCGATTATCACATTGAATACGATATCAATGGCGAAACATACGACAACTTAGGAAATCTTTTAACAGTAACCGACACAAGTAGTGAACTAAGAGCAGCTCCTGCACAAGTACAAATAACGGTTAGTGGTATTCCAACAAACTTTTTATCAGAAATATTAGGTGCTAAGGTTAAAGGAAGCGATGTACAAATTCATCGTGCATTGTTTAATCCTATAACTGGTGCGTTACTTTCTGTAAGTAGCAATCCAACTATTAAGTTTAGAGGTATTGTAAGTAACTTTGAAATAAACAACGAATTACGAGAAGGCACACAAGATGGCAGTTTATTGCTCGTACTACAATGTAGTAGTGTAGTTGATTTGCTTACAAACAAAATAGCAGGTAGGCGCACAAATCCAATTGATCAAAAAGCGTTATATGCAACAGATGTTAGTTTTGATCGAGTGCCAAGTTTGGCAAAAAGCAACTTTAACTTTGGAGCACCACAATGAGTTTTTTAAGCGGTATTGGCAATTTTATAAAAGGAGTCGGTGGATTTCTTACAGGAGGAAGTTTAGCAGGAACACTTGTAACAACAGTGCTTGCGGGTTTTGCACTTAACAAGCTAACAAAAAGTATAAAATCAAATGAACTCCAAGACAACGAAAACATCGACAAAGGTGTAAAGTTACAAGTTACTCCAAATACTGCAAACAAAATACCAGTACTATACGGAACATCTTTTTTCGGTGGTATTGTTACAGATGCTGAAATATCAAGCAATAGTCAAACCATGTATTATTGTTTAACGCTTTCAGAAAAAACTGGAACAAAATTAAGTGATAGTAGTGCAAGTAGTTACACATTCAAAGATGTTTATTTAAATGACCAAAGAATAGTTTTTAAGTCAGATGGCATAACATTAGATTATGTTGTGGATAGAGATGGCAACTTCAACACCAGTGCAGAAGGACTAATAAAAGTTTATTGCTTTACAAATGGTAGTAATAATCCAGTAGTACCAGACGGGTACACCAATGCAAGTTTATCAAATGCTGATGCTATTATTCCGGGTTGGGGATCAAATCACGATATGACAAATCTTGTGTTTGCCATTATTGAAGTAACTTATAATAGAGAAAAAGGAGTTACTAGTTTAGGTGATTTTAAGTTTGAAATAGAAAACGATATGAACGACCCAGGAGATGTATTGTATGACTATTTGTCAAATTCAATATATGGAGCAGGTATTCAAGCAACCTACATTGATACAACAACATTAAGTAGTTTAAACACATACAGTTTGCAAGGTGTATCTTATGATGATGAAGGTACTGGTGCAGAAACTTTGGCAGATAGATATCAGATTAATGGTTTAATCGATACAACCAAAGACTGCATGACCAATGCTGAACTTATTGCAAGCAACGCTGGCAGCTGGTTGAGTTTTAATGTATTTTTAGGAAAATGGGCAGTTGTAATAAATCAATCCGGTACAAGTGTAGCAAGTTTTGATGATTCAAATATTTTGTCTGATATAAGCATATCTGGAACAGGTATTGAAAATCTTTACAATAGTGTAAAGGTAGAATTTCCAAATAGAGATCTAAACGATGCTGCCGACTTTGTTAAGATAGACATACCTGCTGCTGATCGAAACTCTAACGAACTAGATAACACTTTAAATATAAGTTATGATTTACTTAACGAGCCTATCCAAGCTCAGCTATTAGGTTTAATCGAACTAAAACAAAGTAGAGTAGATCTGTTGGTTACATTTGAAACAGATTACAGTTATCTAAACATCAAGGCTGGTGAAATCATTGATGTTACTGATAGCAAAGCAGGTTGGACCAACAAGTTGTTTAGAGTGTTAACTATCACAGAAGAACATGATACTTCTGGTGCTTTAAAACTGCAAATATTAGCTGTAGAATATGATGCAAATGTTTACAGTACAGCAGATTTATTTAGGTACACAAGAAGCAACTCAAACGGAATTATTACTATTGGTAGTATTGGCGCACCAGGTACACCACAAGTTACCAAGTTTGAAAGAGACAGTAGACCAAGAGTAGAAATAGAAGTTACAGCACCTTCACAAGGTTTAGTTGAACAACTGCAATATTGGATAACAAATGATACTGACGAAACAGATGACAACTTAAGAAGTTATAGATTGTTAACTACTGTTATACCGCCAGGAGGTGGTGTATTTACAGCAGGCGAAAGTGTTACAATAAACTATGATGCGTTAGGCAGTCAAGAATTTTATGTTAAAATAAGAGGTGTAAATGATTTTACAACAGGTCCATTTAGCGCAACAAGCGGATTAGTAGATTTTACACCTGAGCAAGTTACACAAGGTGTAGATGACAACACAAGTATATTTGACGGGTTAGGTGGTCTTGCTACAGCATTAGGTTTGTTAAATCTTTTAACAGGTGTAGATGGATTGTTTGGTAAAGATACAGCAGCTGGATCATTGTTTAGAAAAATCTTTGAAGGATTTGAAGATTTAACAGGTGTTGATTTGATCCAAGATGCACAAGATGGCACATTAGGCACAGGCGGTGGTGCTGGTCCTTTGACAGGTGTTGAAACAATGTCAATATCAACATTTAGTCCTAGTAGCGACATTGATCATTTCGATAGTGCAGATTATACCGGATTAGTGTTTGAAGACACTCAATGGGATATAACAGGCAGTTGTTATTTGAGATTAGGCGGAGGTAGATTCCAAGTTGGCAGTTTGTATCTAAGAGATGGTGCATTAAACTTTAAGTTGTATAAATCAGATGATTCGTTGGTAGAAACTGTTAGTGCAAGTAGTTGTACTATTGACAAAGATGTAATTGAAGTTCCTTTTACTATGTAACTTTAGATGAGGGCGCATTTGGATTTTGCCAAAATACTCCAATGATATCGCCTAAAATTGAATCACCAAAAGATGCTGGCTTTTTATCATCAGATGAAAATAACAATACTGCGTATTGGCGTTTTAACACAGCACACAATAGCAACGATCCAAATAAAACAAGCATTCCAGCATTAACTGGTAACTTGCCAAGTGCAACAATGAATCTTACAGAAATAAGTTTCTTTGTAAACAATTCAAGCTCAACTAATACAACTGGAGTAGATGTACAAAGTGATATCAAGTTAACTTTTGATCAACCAGTGTATTTAGGTACTGGTGTTATTGCACTAGGAGATCAACAAATTGATGTAGAAACTGCTGAAGGCTTAACTATTAAAGTTGCAGGCAGTACTGTTATACTCAATCCTACAGTTGATTTTGATCCTGGAGAAACAGTAAGTGTAACTATTCCTGGTACTGCTATTAGAGGTTACTGTGAATATTATGCAGGTAGTACATTTAGTTTTACAACAACCGGACCATCGATAACAGTTACAGATGGAGCATCAGGAACTGGTTCTTCACCTAGTGATATAGAAGTTAATTTTAATGAACAATGTACTCAAGGATCTGGCGGATTGTTTGTTTATGATTCAAGTGATACTTTAATAGCAACAATACCAAATGATAGCAATGCATTAGAATTTATAGAGGTAGATTAATGGCAAGTAGATTAAAAATAAATTTAGATCAACTAGGTTTAACCTTAACAAAAGGCGAAACTTATAGAGTAGCAATGGATGAAAATGTTGTTTTTAAAACTGGGTCTCCTATTAGATTACCAAATGTTTCAAACGATAACATAGTTGAATGGACTGCTAGTGGATTTAGTGTGCAAAGTATGACACTTACAACTGAAGTTGGAAATCGTATAAAAATGTCATTTGATGAAGATGTATTTGTTCACGACGATGGTGACTATATTGCAGCAACTTATTTTGAACCCAACTATATAACTGGTGTGTTAGGAACTATAGAACTTTATGGCGACGATAGTGTTTTGATAGATAGCTGGCAATTTCCACAGGATATACAACAATTTTTTACAAATGGATTTATAGTAGAATCATCAACAGCTTTACCAGACGATAGTTCATCTTTGTATATCACTATACCTGAAGATTTATTTGCTGATGTGTTTAGAGTTACTAACAATGCTATAAATGATTTTGATTTTATATATGAAGTAGGACCTGTAGTAACAGCTAGTGCAAGTATTTCATCTATTGCAACTATTTCATATAACACCGGCCTAACTAACTTTGCAGTTGACAGAGATTATCTAAGCAACCAAAGCAACAATGTTTTTGCAAGTGATGCAATATCTGGATTTGTGTCATCTGCTAATTATAGAATACAAGTATCATGCACAAATGGTGAGTTTTGGAAAGTTGGACAAACTCCAAGTTCGTCTATCACAGTAGATGGCACAGGAAGTCAAATAAGTTCACTTTTAGGTGATTGGTCATATCATCCACCATTAGATTCAACTGCAAATGAT